GCCCGGCGGGGGGGGCGGGCCGCCGGCCCCCCCCACGACCTGGTGAGGGCGGAACTGGAACCGTTGGTGCTGGCCGGCGGGGTGAGGTGTTGGCGTTGCGGTGAGGTGATTCGGGCGGGGGACGCGTGGGACCTGGGTCACCGCGATGGCGACAAAACGCAGTACGCGGGCCCAGAACACAGGCGGTGCAACCGGGCCACCGCCAGCCGGCGGGTGGTGTGGACACCACCGGAACCGGAGGCGGCCCCGGAACGTGGTGGGCTCGAGCCCGGGGACGAACGCTGGCAGGTGCCGTGGCTGGCGGGGCTACTCGAGGTGCCGGCGGATGCGGTGTGGCCGCGGCTGATGACGGTTCCACACCCGGACGCGGTGGATTCGCTGGGCCCGTTGTTCATCGCGTGGGCGGAGGACCGCTCCGGGCGTCCTTTGCGTTGGTGGCAACGGCTGGTGGCAACCCGACTACTCGAGGTGAACGCGGATGGCCGGCTGGTGTGGGAAACGCTGGTGCTGTCAATGGCACGCCAGCTGGGGAAATCGTGGCTACTCCGGGAACTGCTGTTCTGGCGCATCCACCAGGGCGAGCGGTTCGGGGAACCACAGGACGTGTTGCACACCGGGAAGGACCTTGCCGTCTGCAAGGAGGTGCAACGGCCGGCCCGCCTGTGGGCTAAAGCTCGCACCCAGGTTTACAAGGTGCGGGAGGTGAACGGGCAGGAGGAAATCGAACTGCTACAGGACGGTTCGCGGTGGATGCTGCGGGCCAAGGAAGCGGTCTACGGCTACAGCGTGTCCTGTGCGGCCGCGGACGAGGCATGGAAAGTCCGGGCGTCATCCATTGAGGAAGGGCTGACACCGACGATGGTGGAACGGCTACAGCCGCAACTGGTGCTGGTGTCCACAGCACACCGGCTGGCGACGTCGTTGATGCTGGGCCGGCGGCAGGTTGCGTTGGTGGGACTCGAGGCCGCGGACGGGGACCTACTGATTGAGTGGTCCACCCCGGCGGACGCGGCGTTGGATGACGTGGACGGCTGGCGGTTGGCGTCCCCGCACTGGACACGACAGCGGGAACGGCTGATCCGCAAACAGCTGGACGCGTTGCGGGCCGGGGAAATTGATGACCCGGAGGAACCGGACCCCGAACAGTCTTTCCGGGCCCAGTGGCTGAACCAGTGGCCCCGCCGGCTGACCGCCGCATCCGGGAACACGGAGGACCTGTTACCGGACGGCCTGTGGGTGGAACTGGCCCAGGCGGGGGTGGCATCGGACGGGCCGCTGTGGGTGGCGGTGGAGGACGACTACGGCCGTGGTGCGGCCGTGGCGGCCGCCGGCCGGCTCGAGGACGGCCGGATAGAGGTGGACGGCTGGCTGTGTCACGACTGGGATTCAGCAATCCGCGACGTGCGCGCGCTGGGAGTGCACCGCCAGTTCCGCATGCTGCTGATCGGTGCTTCCATGCTCTCGAGAGTGCCGCCGGGGACGACACCGGCACCGCGGCCGGCGGGCACGACGGAAACGCGGGTTGGGCTCGCCCTGTTTCGTGACTTGGCCGCGGGCGGTGTGCTGGTTCACGACACCACGACCGCTGACCTGGACGTGGCGGTGGGCGGTGCGAAAGTGCGGGAACTGCCGGCTGGGTTACAGCTGGCGGCCCACGGGCCCACGCACCTAATCCGGGCGCTGGTGTGGGCGGTTAACGCGGCCCACCGGCCGGCACCCGTTCCGAACATCTACTGAGAATGCGTCTCAGAAATTTTTTTCGTCCAGGGGTTTCGTATGAAAAACCCCTGCAAACGGCACCCGTTTTTGTTTTCCCACCGGACAACGGTTGGTAGAATGTGTCTAACGGGCGTCCTCGAGGGGACGCCCGGGCTGGTCTTTGACAACCGAATGCGGCGGGCAGAAACGGAGTAACCAATGCCCGATTGCAAACGCTGTGGGCGCACGATGCCCACGGGCGAACTACGCCGCACCTCCGGCGGGCCGGCATGTAAGGACCGCCCGGAGTGCGAACGCGAAATCCGCCTGGGCCGGCGGCCGGCTGAACTAACCGAACACCTCGAGAACCTGGAACGGCGGGTTGGGATACTCGAGAGTTACGCGGACACGGGCGACGTGTTGCGGGCCCTGTACGCGTGCCGGATGGTGAACGAAACGCTGGCCGAAACGTCCATGCTGATTCTGACCTGGGGTGCCCGCAACGGTGAGACGCAAAAGGATATGGCGGTGCAGCTGGATATCCCAGCGTCAACGCTCACCGGCCTGAAAAGAACGGCCTAAACGAACGGCCCCCGAAGGGGCCGCCCATCACACAACCAGCCATCACACTACCACCGCCCGCCGCATTCGGTTGCTACCGCGGTTTCGTGCCGAACAGGAATTCGCGGCGCAACATGTGCGCCATCATCGGTGAGCCGTGGTGGAACCGGCTGGTGATGTTCGCCATTACCTGCACCATTGATTCGTCCGGCAACGCTTCGATGCTGCGGGACTGGGCGGCACGTAGCCGTGCGTCGATGACGCGTAGCCCGCCGTCCGTCAACCGCCACAGTGACGCGGTTCCGTGACGTTGGTTTTCCACCATGCCGTAGCGACTCATCCACGCCAGCCGGATACCTAGCGGCCGCAAGTCATCATCGAAACCCAGCGATGACGCCAGGTCCGAGGTTGGGGCCCAACCGTTATTGTCCGCGCGTTCCTCGACTTTCAGCATCAGGTCTAGGTCACGGAAGTCATACAGCGTTGCACCCTTACGCCGGCCGTTAGTCGCCATCGCGGCTACTCCGGTTCGGGTTTAGCTTGTACGACTTCGCCCCGCCCTTTTTCTTGATGTTGTCTAGCCGGATGACGCTGCGGTCCGCGAGGATGCGCAACACGGCTGAGGTTTGCGATTGCGAGGCAATGTCCCAGTCCGACCGTGCCGCTAGTCCGCTGGCGTGGAACGTCTCATCCTCACCGATGTGTTCACGTAGCCACGCTTCCGCACTCTCGAGCCGTTCGGCTGACACCACTTTGCCCGGGGTCGGTGCCGCCAAACCGGAACGGTTGCGGGCACCGCCCTGACGTTGCCGGCCGGGGGCGGCCATGTCCGGGTCAATGGCACGGAGGATGCGCAGGAACGACTGGCGTTCCGTCTTTAGCTGTTGCATTGCGCGTTCGGATTCCGCGATGGCCGCATCTAATTGGGCGAGTCCTTCACGTAGCCGATCATCGAGCCCGTCCAGTGACGCGGCAAGTGTCGGGGGGATGCTGGGCATTAGCACCTCCGGGTTGGATTTCATCAACGCTGTGGATTGTGCCAAACGCGCGAGGACGGGACAGCGCACCGCCCAAGGAATCCGCGAGCCAGTTCGGGTTCCCTATGCCCGGGGCGGCACGCTGTCGCCAGCGGCATTCTTGCACCCGGCATTTCCTAATTTCCCATCGAGTTAGTAGACTTTCCGGCCGATGGCCCGGTTGTGGACACGGGCGATCCGCCCACCCGATGACGTAACCCCGAACCCGAACGACCCCGCGGCGGTGCCGCCATCAACCGTGGGCCCGGACCAGCTGGTGGTTCCCGGTGACCCACACGGGGTGCTGTTGATGGGGGAGGACCCGCCGGCATCCCCGCCCCCGACCATATGGCCGTCCGCCTGGTCGGGCTGGCCGGCGGAGTGGTGGACACCCGCCTGGGCCGGTAGGGCACAGGCGTTGACGGACATTGCCTGGACGTGCGTGGACCTGAACGCGTCCGTGCTGTCCACGATGACCCCGTACCTGGTCAACGCGGCACCCACCCTGTCCGCGGACTGGCTACGCAACCCGGACGAGGACATCTACACCAGCTGGGACGAGTTCGCCAAACAGCTGTTCTGGGACTACCAGGCCGTGGGCGAGGTGTTCGTTATGTCCACGGCGGAGTACGCCACCGGCTGGCCGGCCCGGTTCCACGTGGTGCCGCCATGGGCGGTGGAGGTGGATATGGCCGCGGGGTTCCGCCGTTACAGCATTGGCAACGTGGACGTGACCCCGGAAATGCTGCACATCCGCTACCAGTCCACGGTGGATGACGCGCACGGGCATGGTCCGCTCGAGGCGGGCGGTATGCGGTTGACCGCCGCCCTGGTGCTGGGTCGCTACGCGTCCGGGCTGGCAACGGCCGGCGGTATCCCTGCGTCCGTGTTGACGCATCCGGAGGAACTGTCCCCCGAACAGGCGGACTACTTCAAACGCCAGTGGGTGACGGCCCGCCAGAATTCGCTGGGGGAACCGGCGGTGCTGTCCGGCGGAATCAAATTCGAGACAACCCAGCTGAACCCGCGGGACATGGCGTTACTCGAGCTTTCCCAGCACAACGAATCGCGAATAGCGGTGATGCTGGGGGTGCCGCCGTTCCTGGTCGGGCTACCCAGCGGCGGTGATTCGATGACCTACAGCAACGTCAACGCCATATTTGATTTCCATTGGCGGGCCGGGTTGCGGCCGAAGGCGGACGCGGTGATGTCCGCCCTGTCGGAATGGCTGTTGCCTCGAGGAACGCTAATCGAGGTGAACCAGGACGTTTACGTCCAGCCGGAACCGTTGCAGCGCGCGCAAACCGCGCAAATCTTGAACAGCATCAAAGACGACCAGGGCAACCCGGTGTTGACGGTGCAGCAAATCCAACAGGCGGAACGGCTGGTCAACGCGACACCACAGGAAGGGGCTATCCGATGACTGAGATGCCGGCGGAGCGGCCGGCGGGCGAACTGCGGTACCGCACGGCGGAGGTGGTGGGCGTGTCGTTCCCACAACGCACCCTGGAACTGCTGGTGATTCCCTACGAAACGGAAACGCTGGTGCCGCACCCACGCGAGGCACGGATGGTCACGGAGGTGATTTCGCGGGGCGCGTTCGACGGCATCGAGCGGCGGGCCAACCGGGTGCGGGTGAACCGGGACCACGACATCCGCCGCACCGTGGGGCGGGCGTTCAAGTTCGCCACCTCGCACCTCGAGGGGTTGCTAGCGGAGGTGCGTATCAGTCGCACCGACCTGGGGGACGAAACGTTGCAGCTGGCTGATGACGGGGTGCTGGACGCGTCCGCTGGGTTCGCCCCGATACCGCCGGCCGGGGAACACTGGGAAACGCGGAACCGGTGCCGCATCACCAAAGCGTGGTTGGGCCACATTGCGATGACCCCGGACCCGGCCTATGAATCCGCCCGGGTGCTGGCGGTGCGAAATGCGGAGGACCCGCCGGAGCCGGTGCCGGTGACCACCCCGAATTTGGCGCACCTCGAAATTGAACGGTTGCGGGGGTTGTACGCGGACATGGACCGCCGGTATCATGTCGGCTAGCTGCTGAACTACCAGCCGTTGTAGACCACAGGGTGGGCCGGCTGTAGCGGGGGACGCGGCAAAGACAGGACCTGTCGTTCCTAGACCTGTTTTTGCGAGGAAGGAGCGTCCCCGCTGTGAGGGCTACAGACACGCTCTTGGCCCGGTATGTCACGGAGATACAGGAGCGGCAATCGTTTATCGACGGGCTGGTCCAGGCCGCCACCGATAAGGGCGAGGACCTGTCCGAGGAACAAATGGAACTGGTCACCCGGGCCCGGGACCGGATTGCCGAGTGCAACCGGCTGATGGGTCCGCTCGAGGATTCGCGGCGAATCGGCATCGAGTCCGCGGACCGGGTTGCTTCGCTGGCGAAGTTCCTGGGGCAGGACGGTGACCGTCCCACCAAAATGGAATATCGGTCCGCCGGGGAATACCTGATTGACCGTTGGCGGGCCGGCATGGGGGTTGAGGATGCGGCCCACCGCATCGACCTGTACCACCGGGCCGCCGCCCATCAGACGACGGGTGACAACCCCGGCCTGATCCCCGCCCCGATCCTGGGCCCCGTTGTGTCGTTCATCGACCAGAGCCGGACGCTGGTGACCCAGCTGGGCCCGCGGAACCTGCCGGGACAGACGTGGGGCCGGCCGAAGGTCACCCAGCACACCGCGGTGCTGACACAGTCCGCGGAAAAGGCGGAGCTAACCAGCCAGAAAATGACCATCACAAAGCTGACTGGAAATGCCGTTACGTATGGCGGCTATGTAAATGTTTCGCGGCAAGACATCGACTTTACACAGCCGGGAATCATGGACATTGTCATTAATGATTTGGCGGCACAATACGCGGTGCAAACCGAAGCGGCCGCCTGTTCCGCGTTCGATACGGCGGCCACGGCTGGTATCGCCATTGCAACCGGGGCGGCAACCGCCGCCGGAGTGGCAACGTCGCTGTGGGACGCGGCATCAAAAATCTATACCGCCACAAAGGGTGCCGGCCGCGTGTTTGCGGTCACGGGCCCGGATATGTTGCCGATCCTGGGACCGGTGTTTCCACCGGTTAATCCGCAGAACGCGATTTCACAGACAGGGTTGTCTGTCGGTGATTTCGGCACCGGGCTGGTTGGCAACCTGTCGGGGATTCCGCTGTACGTGTCGGGTGGTGTCGGCGCGTTGCGCATCCTGGTGCTGACACCCGCCGCGGCGGAGGTTTACGAGGACCGCATTGGTTCCCTACAGGTGATCGAACCGTCCGTCCTCGGCATCCAGGTTGCCTACGCCGGCTACTTCACCCCGATGGTCGTGGAGTCCACCGGAATCGTCAAGATCGTCAAGACGCCATGAGTAGCGGTCCTGAGAACGAACAGGCCGCTGCAACAACCGAGGCACGACCCGAACCGCGGAACCGCGGTGGCACGGTTTGGGACTGGCCGAACCAACAGGTGGTGCGGCCGAACAACGAAGGGCCGGGGGTG